GGCGACACTTCTATTGAAGTTCGTTATGGCTTGATGGCTGGATTAGACCCTTCACGTGCATTGATCTTCTCACTACAAGCACTAGGTGCAGACCTTGTATCCAAAGACTTTATCCGTCGAGAACTACCATGGAATGTTAATACAACCATGGAAGAAACACGCATTACTGTAGAAAAAATGCAAGATAATCTCACTCAGGCTATTACAGCAACTGCACAAGCAATTCCTGCAATGGCTGCACAAGGACAAGATCCTTCACCGCTTATTAAGAATATTGCCGATGTGATTGATCGCATCACTAGGGGAGAAAACATACAGGATGCTGCGTTGGCAGTGTTCACGCCGCCTCAACAGCCTGAACAACCAGCACAGCCAGAGATTGCTCCACCAGGCACACAAGGCCCAGTTGATCAGGCTCCCCAATCCCCAGCCGCTCCTGGACAACCTTCTGGTGGAGTCCCTCAACAAGAAGCAGCCCCACAAGATTTAGCAAGCATACTAGGACGTCTAGGAGGAGCATAAGATGACAGCGCGTAAGAAACCAGTCAAGAAGGCAGCAGTAAAGACTGTACGCGATGAGTCTTATTCAAGACTAGAACTCTATTGCATTGCAATGAACGAGTACTACAAAGCACTACGCGTCGCAGGTTTTCCTACAGACGTATGCATGACAGTCATGATGGATCGCAGTTCATGGCCAGATTGGATGTTGCCAGATGTTGGCATGCCAAACAAGATGGATCCACTCGAGTATATTGATGATGAAGATGAGGACTAAAAATGTCGAATATTGCACCTGTATCAGGAGTCGGAAAGAACGCTAAGCGTACTGACCGTGGCATGGTCCAAAAAATTCAGCGCAACGCCAAGATCCAAAATGCTTCTGGCGGTGCATATGGAGATCGCGCAGAGATGCAGAGTATTGCATCTGGCGCTTCTACAGCACCAACAGCAAGTGCGGTTAGCGCACAACCAGCACCACGTCCTGCAGTTCAAGTAACTGGAGCCTTCGCTCCTGGTAGTCAAGATAAGCCGTTCACTGATGGCGCTGGTGGTAACACAGCAGGCGCTACTCCAGATGAACTTATGGCTAACTACCAGTCATCTGACCCTGGTGCAATTCTTGTTCGTGCTATGTACAGAATGTACCCAACTCCTGAACTACGTCGCTACGTAGAAGCCTATAATGAAGAAGGCCTATACTAAGTGGCCTCAGAAATTGATCTAGGAATATACGAGCCGACTTCTACTCAAAGTAAGAAGAACGCGTCCATTTTTGCTAACAAAAACAGTGACATGCTTACGCGTATCATTAATCAGCAGATGGCTACGCTTGACGGCTCTGAATTTTCTAACTTTAACTCTATCATATCCAAGTATCCCTTCCTATCAAAGGAAGTTGTTATCGGTCTAGTTAAGGCTGGAGCAAATGCAGAGACTCCTGGTATTGATAAAGTTACATCAATGGATGGCGTACAGCAGGCTATTCGTGCAGCAACAATGGTTAAAGATCTTCCTTCATTGGCTGCTAAGGATAAGAACTTACTGTCTACAGTTAAAGACGGCGCATATGGTTTGCTCAAGAGCATTGTACGCGTAGGTTTTGCTACAGCACGTAGCCCATACGATTACACAACAACAGTTTTTAGAGATATCTACGGAGCCCTTGAAGGCGAAGAAGGATCTGGCGGACGTTTAATTCAAAGCCTGAATCCAGCAAATTTGGTTGGAAAAACAACTCAACTTGGAGCGCTACTTCGTGACGTTGCAGATGGTGGCGGAGTTAGTACTGGTTCCGGATTCTTTCTTGATCCAAATTCACGCGTGGGTAAGAACCAAGCCAAGGCTATGCAGGCTTTTGGTCGCGTAAACGGTAAATCATTTACAATTGGTCGTGGACTTCTATCTACAGTCGGCGTTGATCCTAACAGTGATATGTACAAGACAACATCAGGAATTATTGATGCTGTAATTAACGTAGCAGCAGATCCGCTTACCTACCTCAGTTTTGGTACAGGAGCCTTTGCAAAAGGTGCAGTTGCACTCAAGGGTGGAAAAGAACTTGCATCAGTTAAGGCAGTAGCCGTTGCAGAACAAAAACTTCAAGATGATATTGCTAGGGCAAAAGAAATCTTAGACCCTACTAATGACGAAAAAATACTCATGAAGGCGCGTGAGACGGAACTTGAAACAATCCGACGCGACATCAAGAATGATTTTATGGCAAGAGATGAAGAACTTCTACAGGCTGAACGTTCTTTTAAAGAAGCATTAAAGTTTCAGAATGAAAGTTACTATGCATCAGTAGTAGAAGCAACATCTAAGGAACTTCCTGAACTTGCAGATCCACAGATTGCTCGATTCTTGGGTGATACTATCATTGCTGGGAAGCAAGATGATGTTGTTCGTCAACTATCACAACTTTCTGGTGACTTCTCTAATATAGGTAAGGCTTTTCCTGGTGCATTTTTATTAGATGAACTTCCAGAAGCAGGTAAGATTTCAGTTGCTGCTCAAGGAACGGAAGAATTTGTAGTAGGTGCAGCAAAATCCGATCTAAAGATTGTCGATCTTGCAACAGATTACTCAACAATGCTCAAGGCAGATGTAACCGAAGAGGTTGCTCGTCGTATGAGTCTTTTTGATGAGATAGAAAATCTTAAAAACAACCCTAATCTTCCTAAAGAAACAATTGAAGCCCTTAAAACAATAGATGTTAAAGCATATGTTGATGATCTTATGTTCAATGGTGGTTCTGCAGAGAACCTTGCCACGCTTTTAGGCAAGATTGCAGTCACAAAGAACGAGCATGCTATGGCTTTGGCTACAGATGCTGTTAAGAAGATCTGGCAAGCAGATGGTTTCTCTAATGTTCGTGCCATTTATGGCAGAACTGGTGGAATTGCAATCACAAGTTTAGATGCATTGGCTGCTAAGTCAGTAAAAATTAGTCAACTACTTGCAGATAGCCGTGTTCCTGGTGCTGTTCTTGATGTTCCAACTGCAATCCGTTCAGCAGAGCAAACAGTAGAACGCGCTAGAGCATCTCGTGATGCAGCACTACGCGATGTAGATACACTTGATCTTAAGGCAGCAGAAATTACTGCTATCCGTCAATACGTTGAGCGTGATCCAGAACTATTAAAACAAATTATTAACAATCCTGAGTATGGTCGTCTTGGTACATTGTTAGATCTTGAAGTAGAGATTGGTAGAAACCGTTACTACCAGGAACTTTTATCAGCAGAATCTGGTCTAATCGAACGTATCGGTGGCCCTATCTCTGCAAATCTAGGAAAAGTAAATGAATTCTTACTTGGTAAGCGCTTTGCAGTTGTAGCAGAGATTGTTGCTAAAGAAACAAGTGCTGCTAGATTATCTCGTCTATTCAACAACAAGTTGGATATGGATATCATCAAGTTGCTTACAGATGCTAAGACACCTGATGAGGTATTAGCAATCTTACGTAGACAACTTGCGTCTCCAACAGCAGATCCAAGAATTGCTCGCAGTTTAGCACTTCGTGCTCAGACAGTTGCAGAAGGTAACATTCCAGTTATCAAGAGCATTATGCCTCCAAATGGCAAGGCTCTTATGATGGTTGAAAAGATGGAAACATTCCTCACACGTCAGTATTCACGATCCAAGGTACTTCCACTCAACGATCTAGATCGCCTTACAAAAGGTGTTGCAGAATGGATGGGTACTGCTCTTATGCAAGGCGTTAGAGCAGGTTCTCCAGCAGCAAAGGCTGCACAAGACCTTATTGACGATACAATTAATAAACTTGTTGCAGCAACCTCAGAAAGCGGAAACAGTATTAACGCTGCACGAGCCAAAATTATTGATGATGCTATTAGAGCAGCCCAAAATAATATGGTTGATACTTTAGCGCCAGGAAGCAAAGAACTTAAAGAGATTCTCGGTAGAGAACTTGCACTATCTGGCGAACAGATGGTTCTTTATAGAACCTATGCTAACACACTTCTTCCAGAAGGACAGCATGTTGGCGTTATGATTGGCGCAGGTGAAGAAGTAACACTTGATGGCGCTGTATATCTACACCAGTTTGTAGACGATGTTATTCGCCTACCAGATACAAAACCAATTTATCGCGCTATTGCTAAATATGATAAACTAAAGAAAAGTGTTGGTGGCGGAAGCGCTGCTGCTAGATTCATAACTGAATTTGGTGAGCACTGGAGAACTGCTCAGTTAGCATTCCGTATCTCATATGTTACTCGTAACGTAGGTGAGATGCAGTTCCGTATGTTCCTATCAGGTCACGAAACACTTCTTTCACATCCTCTTGGATTTGTTGCAATGATGTATGCAGATCAATCAGGTAATGCTATGCAGAAGTTGATTACGCATTTTGAAAAGTATGGCGATGATATTCTTGGTAACTCATTTAAGGATCCACAGGGTGCTAAGTTACTAACGGATGCAATGGATGAGTATCTAGCATTTATGGGTCGCAAGGTCTCAGCAGGAGATATGCGCTCACTTGATGCAAAGACACGTTTGCTTGGTAAATGGTATCGCGTAGTTGACTATGCAGATGAGAACTTCTACCCAGCCTTTGCTACAACACTTGCTCGTTTTAACTTAGATGACATGATGCCACTTGTAGCACGTGCAAATACTCCAGAGTTACAGGCTAAGTTGGTTGATGACCTAATCAACAATCGACCACTCTTAATTAATGGCCAAGAGCGTACGAATATGCTCAAGGAAATCCTAGAAGCATCATTCTCTAAGAATGAACGTGGAACTGGTGGATCAGACTTTGCTCGTGTATTTCTCAAGGATCCAGAAGCACCATTTAGCAAGGCTAACTTAAATGCAGATGGTATTCGTAACTGGCTCTTTGATCCAGCATCTACTGGTTCTTACGAAACAGCACTCAGAGGATTAATGGGTTCAGGACAACGCGGACTTTATATTCGTCAATTGCTTGCTAATGGTGTAGTAAAAGTGCCAACAGCAACAGGTGACGAAGTTATTCGTATGCCACGCTTTAAGAACTCGGCTTCTATTGAAGAAGGTCGTGCTGCTGAAAAAGTATTCAGAGAGCAATTAGAGCGTCTTTTTCCACGCGATGAAATGACAGACGCAGTTGCTATTTTTTCTGATACAAAGGCGTGGCAGAGTGCAAACCCATCTATCCTCAAAGACGCAGTTGACTGGTTCTTTACTCAATCAGCCAAGGTTGAGAACATTGCAGCCTATGGTCCTGAGTTTAGAATGTCATACTGGGATCATATTGGTCGTTATGCACCTGCTATGGGTCTAGATGACCTATTACGCCTACAACAGCAGGCTGGCAAGACACTTAGCGGCATTACTGTTCGTACACCTGCAGGAAAGCGTATTCCAGTAGGAAAGCGCCATGAAGCGCTACGTGTTATTAATAAAGAGATTAGAAAGCGTCAGAATAACCCTAGTATTCCACAATTGATGTCATACGATGAAGTGCATGTTACTGCATCTCGTATGGCTGGTCAATATACAAGAGATCTGTTCTATGATGCATCTCGTCAACTTGATTCTGCCAACAGATTACGTCTGTTGTTTCCATTTATCCAGGCACACTTTAACACGATTAAAGCATGGGGTAAGTTAACAGTACAGAATCCACGTCAGTTATACAAGTTTGGTAAAGCATACAATGCTTTGCTACAACCTGGATCATCTGCTATTTACGATTTGACTAATACCAAGTATGAAGAAGGACAAGGTTTCTTCTACAAGGATGATTTTGGTAAGCAACGCTTCCGTTATCCTATTGCTGGTGATCTATTTAGTGCTTTCGTCGGTATGGGTATTGGAGATACTGGTGCTAAAGATGCACTACAACTCACAGCACCTGTACAGTCTCTCAACCTTGCATTCGGTTCAGTTAACCCTGGTATGCCAGGACTTGGACCAGTAGCACAGATTGCATATATGACAAGTGGTAAGTCGCATGCATTTGGTCCTCAATGGGACTTTATGCGTGACATTATATTCCCATTTGGTGAACCTGGTGCTGGCAAAGGTAGCGTAGCACTTCCCGCATGGCTTAATAAGTCCTTTTTATTTTTTATTAACGATTCGACAGCAGTTGAACGTGAGACAAAAGACTGGGCTGGATACTTAGCATCTACTGGCAAGTACGGTGATAACCCATTTGCTAACGATGTAGCCCGTAATGAGTTATTTAATGATGCTCAGCACATGTCTCGCTGGACAGGTTTAATGAATGCTCTTTTCCAGAGCATAGCACCTGCTACTCCATCTACTGAGATCTTTAATAGAATTAAGACAGATGAGGGTAAATTCAACTTTATCTCATCCACACAGTTGTATAAGAACTGGGACGAGATCTCAAAGGCAAACCCTGGTAACTTTGACGAGGCAAGAAAACAGTTTGCAGATCGTTATGGATGGGAAAACCTACTGATTGTAATCAGCGGTTCTACTAAATCTGTTACAGGTACGCAAGATGCTTGGTCATTCTTGAATAAGAACCCAAATCTTGTAGTTAAGTATGCTACACGTGATGCAGATATCGTGCCTTACTTCTTCCCTGGTGGAGAAGCGGCCATGTCTTACTATCAGTGGCAGTTAGCCACCTCACGTCGTGAGAAACTATCTCGAGAAGAGTTAGAAGCAGCATCCGAAGATCTAGTCTATAACATGGAATTGTCACAGATTTCAGAAGAGCAAGCAGCAAATGGCTACTCAGATATCTGGTATACCAAGAAGGTTGTTGAACTTAATAAGTTATACGGCGGAAAGCCAGCCTCAACCATTATCACAGGACGTCAAGAGAAGCGCGCCACAGCAATTGGTGAGGCTCTAAATAATCCAGCGTTTAAGGATTCACCTGTGTATGCAGAGGCTTCTGAGTTCTATGCATCATATATTGACAAGATAACAACATTACAGAATGATCGCAATACTCCAACACCAGATCTAGGCAGTTCATTCTGGCTAAATACTAAATACCGTGAAGAACTAGAAAGATTAGGTACTGACTTAATGATGCGTAACCCTGCATTCTCGCGCATGTATTACTCTGTATTTGCAAATCTTTTGAAGAAGTCAGGAGAATAAAGTGACTGTATACCAACAAGGTCCAGCAACGGGTACACAACAGACACCTGAACAAGCCGCTGCTGCGTTAATACGTGAAGATAACAGTGTATACTTTCAGGCATGGTCACAGCAGACCGAAAACTTTGCTGTATCTGCATCTAAATTCTTTGATAGTCTAAAGTTACAAAGCACTCAAAAGGCTGGCATGTCTGACTTTGCTTACTTTCAGGCAATGGTTCGTAAGTTGGGAATGTCTAAATCAACGGGTGTCCTTGGCCTGACAGATATGCAAGATATTGCAGCAATGAAAGATGTTCTTAAATCATCTTACATTGATGGAATTGACTGGGTTGCAACTATTAATATGCAGGCTCAGAGCCCATATGGTTCCTCATCTGCAGGTCCTAAGTTCTCTAAAGAGGTCTCTACAGCCCTCACATTGATTGATAAGACAGATGCTGAGAGCATCCTATCCAAGGCATACTATGGTGCTTTTGGTGTAATGCCTAACAACAAGCAGATCGAGAACTTTAAGACTCGCTACAATGCAGAGGCACAGCGTCAGTTGGCTGAAACCACAAGTACACGTTCTACATCTGGTACAGATACATCAAGTTCTGGTACATCAAAGTCAGTCACACAGGGACTTGGATTTACTCAAGATGAGCAGCAACAGTTTATCGCTAAGTTCCTAAAGAACAACTATAAGATTACAGGCAAAGAAGAGTCTGGCCGTGTTGCTACTATCATTGATGATCTACAACGCGTCTATGAAGATAACTTAATGCCAGTTCCTCCACTAGAAGAACTAACCAAATTTGCAGCAGATGTTATTGGAACTGGTGATCCAGAGATGTACAAGCAGAAGATTGATACTAAGTTGCAGTCAGTGCGTATGGTTGCAGCAAAGATGCACCCAGGAGCAGCAGACATGCTTAACGCTGGTACAGATATTAAAACTATTGCTGATCCTATCTCACAGGCTATCAACTCATACTTAGGTACAAATATCGCATATAACGATCCGCGTATCAAGGAACTTGTCAACTATAACGATGGAACCAACATTCGCACAGCCAACTCCATCGAGATTGAGAAGTGGGCAAGAAAGCAACCAGAGTTTGCAACTAGCGCCTATGGTAAGAATCGTGCTATGGATATCGCAGATGCATTTGAACAGGGGCTCAAGTAATGGCGCAGACAGCAGCACAAAAAGCGGCGGCAAAGAAGGCAGCAGCAGCAAAGGCCGCAGCCGCAGCAGCAAAACAAAAAGAAGCAAGATACATTGCATCACTAAAAAATCCTATTACAAGTCAGTATGACCCACGTATTGCGCGTAATGCAGGATTTAATCCTGCGATGGCAAATGCTGGAATGACCGCTCAAATACCTAATTCTGAAAAGGTATCTGCTCAGATGACTTCTAGAGGTCAAACTCCAGCAGCAGCGGCAGCAGCAGCGGCGGCAAAAATAGTGCCAACGACTTCATCACAGTTGATTAAAGCAAGACTAAAAGAACTTAACTTTCCTGAGTCAATTATTGATGGTTCAATCAATTTTGTTGAATCTCTTATGGATGATGGAATGGAGATGCCGAATGCTATTGATATTCTATACAACAATAAGGAATATACGACCAAGAATGGTATTAAGTTAGCCTCTCCTTTCTATGCTGAGTTCACATCTCTCAAAGAAAACTACAAGGGAGATCCTCGCTTTACTCCTACACCAAAAGAACTCATGGAGTTCTCACTTGGCGTCAAGAGCCTAGTATCTCGCTATGGACGTAGTTCTAAGTTTGCTGAACGCGCAGCGCTAGAACAATATGTAGCCAACGGTGTACGCATTACAGATCTAGACCAGCGTTTTGCTACAGCAGCACTCAAGACTCTTGAGGCTGATCCTAACGAAGTCAAGACATTACAGGCACTTGGATATATCAGCCAAGCAGAAGATCTTGCTGATTTCTACCTTGATCCAAAGATCGGTCAGGAACAGTTTGAGATCAACGCTAAAACAGCAGCATTTGGTAAGCAGGCTCTCAAGAGAGCAGGGTATGGCATTACATTTGATGCAGCGCGTATTAAGCAACTTGCTGCTACTACAGGTGATGCTGCACAGGCAGAACAGATGGCTGCAGCAGGCTATGAGACTATCTCTAAGACTCTCCAGCCACTAACAAAACTAGAACAGATTTATGGTGGTCAAACTAGCCAAGCGGCTATTCAGACTCAACTAGAAGAAGAGCAGTTCAAAGGAACTGCATCCGAACTACGCAAGAGACGCAAAGAGCAAGAAGAACTTGCCTTCCAGCGCAGAAGTGGAACCATAGGAGCAGGCCGAGGATACGGCGGCTCACTAGGAACAACTTCCACACTCGGAATAGTATAAAAAGAATTCCATTGGACCTATCGGCCCCAATGGTGTATAAGACCGATAGTACGAGCCAACTTGGAGCCCCTTCCAATCTTGAGGCGTACGCCAACTACTAACAAGGGAGAGGTTGCTATGAGCAACAACCGCGACAACATCAACTGGGACCGATCTAGTAAAGAAACTCCGCAAAGCGCTAAAGGCCGAGCAACGCAGAGCAAAAGAACTAGAGAGCAACCTGGGAGAACTGAGTAAATCTCAAAAAGAGCGGATTCTAAAAGATGTTTTTACGTCTCGTGGAGTCAACGCAAAGATCGCTGCATTCGTTCCGAATGACATCGAAGCAAGCGAGGAAGCAATTTCCTCATGGATCGACCAGTATGCCGACGTGTTCGGTATTCAACAGGACGCTCCAAAGGTATCTCAAGAAGATATCGCTTCAATGCAGAAGATGAACAATGTACTGACTAATGCGGAAGCACCAGGAGCATCTGATGATATTGCAAATCGCCTAGCGAATGCATCTTCTGAGGAAGAAATTTTAACCATTCTCAGCGGTCAATAAACCGCAAACTAACCAGAAAGGAGATATCTCCAAATGGCAGATATCTTTACCACTACAACCTCTGGGTTAGGTTCCAATCTTGTAACTATGGCGTACGATAAGTTGATCGAAATCAACCTTCGTTCAACACCACAGTTCCGCGCAATCGCAGACAAGAAAGTCGGAAACCCAACTCACGACGGTTCTTCAATCCGTTTCCAGTTCCACAACGATATTGCTGACACCTCAATCGCAGGTGCAACACTCGCTGAAACTGTAGATCCAGATGCAGTAGCACTACCAGCGACTACAACTCTTGATGTCACACAGCAAGAACTAGGTCGCGTCGTACTTCCAACACGCAAGTTGGCACTTATGTCTCTTGCTGATGTTGATCCATGGATTGCTAACGCAGTTGCGTTCAACATGGCAACAACACTAGACAACGGTATTGCCGCTGTTCTAGATGCAGGTACAAACGTCATCCGTGAATCAGGCGGAGCACTTTCAACAACTGCTGCTAAGTCAACAATTGACACAACAGACACATTCAAGGGACGCGACGTACGTTACGCAGTAACAAAGTTACGCGCTAACAACGTCCTAACTCGTGGCGGAATGTATGTTTCATACATCCACCCAGAAGTTTCACATGATCTCCGTACAGAGACAGGAAACAACATCTGGCGTACACCACATGAGTACCAGAACGCTGGTCCACTCCTTGCAGGAGAACTCGGCGCATGGGAAGGTGTCCGTTTCATCGAGACACCACGCATGACAAACACTATCTCAGGTAAGGCTCTAACAGCACTTGCTACTGCTTCTGCAGTATCAGGCGCTTCAGGCGAGTTCACAATCGTTGCAGCAAACGCTGCATTCGGTGGTCTTGCTGAGGTTGGCGATGCTATCTCAGGTACAAACGTAGGAACTGGTGCTTTGATCACAGCGATCTCAGTTGGTGCAACAAACACAACATTCACTGTGTCTGTCGCTAACTCAGGAACTGTTGGAACAAACACACTTACAGTTACACCTAAGGCTCGCGTTTACAACACTTACGTACTCGGACAGCAAGCACTTGCTGAGGCAGTATGGAAGGAACCAGGCATTGAGTTTGGTAACGTTGTAGACAAGTTGAACCGTTTCCGCCCAGTCGGCTGGCACGGTATGATCAACTGGTCTGTATTCCGTCAGGAAGCGCTATACCGCATCGAAACTGCTTCATCAGTTCGTGCATAATCTAAGTAATTAGACGGGTGGGTAGGGGGAAACCCCTACTCATCAGTAAAACGACTTAGGAGGTCACATGGTATATAGATTCACAACACCAACCATCAGCGAAGGTCCTGCTGGCGAGGGGCCACTTTTTAGTCGCTTTCGACTAACGCGTGGGGTAAGTGTTATCAAGATCGAAGGGGAATATTATGAAGTCAGAAACCCTTCTAGTGAAGAGATAGCAGAGGCAGAAGCATTCTACCTAGGTGGGATGACTTACGATGTTAGCCCAGGCGAGAAGGCTGGCCTAGAGGCAGCAGGATACACAGTGGAGACAGCATGAAACATTGGGAACATCATCCAGATACGATAGATGGTTGCTTTGGTTGCAAGGCACTAGGACTACAGATGAATGCAGGGGACGCTTCCTCACAGAAGCAAACAAGTAACAAGAAGTGGGAAGGCGAGTTACAAGCCTACCGCGATGCTAGGGCTCAGGGTATCCAGCCGTCAGGTACATCCATGAAGAAGATTCAAGAGGCTCGTAGAGCATCTGATGCTATGGGTAAAGCCTACGACGCCAATACCATGCCCAGCACAAACTTAATACAAAACAAAACAGTATCCAAACTAAGCGAAGTAGGAGCAATCTAATGTGCATCAAATGTGGTTGTGGTAAAAAGGCAGGGCAAGCAGGGTATGGGATGGGTCCTAC